CATTTGTATGTTTGTGTCCAATGAGATTTTCTAAGTCTTGGTTTTACTACGTTTCCACCAAAAAAATCGGCAAATTTTTGTACTGAATCTTTATCACACATCTCAACAGAGCATTGAAATGATTTTCTGCCACTACCTTTACCCCAAACACCAAAACTTCCCTCGCCATCAAACAATCCAGCTAAAAAAAGTAGTTTATTTTTTTCGTTTAAATTTTCGTAAGACTCTTTTGGCATCCTTAACTGTAATTCCCTGTGGATTAGGTCCTTTCTTGGGTGGTGGCCCAGATTTAACTCCTCCACTTAGTCCTTTTTCGTTATTTCTTCTCAAGTTTTTCTCTCGCAACATCTAATCTGTCATCAGATTGTTGATCTTGTTGTGCAAGTCTATCATAATCAAATTCTAGACGTTGAGCAGCTCTTTGATTTTCTTGATCTGCCTTAAATCTTGTCTCTTCTACTTTTCTTTGAAGATCCATAGCTCTTAAATCTATTTCTTGTTGTTTAATTCTAACAAGTGGATCTTGTTTAGCAGCATTTGCCTGCATTTCTGATTGTGCAAGTTCTTGTGTAATTCTAGCAGCAGCTTTTGCTACCTCTGCTTCGAACGCAATACTAAATTGTTCAGGATCTGATTGTGCTAACTGTTGCATTTGTGGATTTTCCATCATCACAGCTCTAACTTCTGCTTTTGCTTTGAAAGAAACGTGGTCAGATATGTGTGATTGCATCAACGCATAAACTTGTGGATTGATTTGAACCATTCTTGTAGCCATAAATGCCATGTGAGCAGCAATATGTGCATCGTGATCTTGAAATTCGAACGCTGTTAACAACTTCATCTGTAAAGCACGTGCATTTTCTTTTGCAGGATCTTGTGGTTCAGGTTGTTTAGGTGGTGGTTTAAGTAAAGCTTCAATTTGTTTAGTGCCTAATGCTTCATAAACACGTCTGTATGCTTCATGAATGTTGTGAATCGCAGGATTTGACTGTGCAATTTGTAATTGTGACTGTGCTAACGTCACTCT